CCTTGCGGGGCCCTAGGGCGCAGTGCAGTGCATCTGATCACTCCCCTTGCAAGGAGTGATTAATACGAGGCTTTGCCTCGTGGACCATATAGGAGTTCTGATGGCTAGTCGCTACGCTGGTTCTAAGGTACGACGACGAAAGCTGCCTTATCCTAGGCAGCATGGTCGTTATGCCGAATTATCGACTGTAGGATCGGGAGATACAATTCTCGATTCCTACTACGATACCAGCGGTTGGACTGGATCTCAGGTTACTGAGTCCTTTAGTCATCCTCAATGGATGGACCGCAAACGCGGTCAGCCATTGGCAGATTATGGAGGCCCATTCTTCACTCAGAAGTCCTTTGTCGACGGAAACGTCGCTCAGGTTCTGCTTGACGATAAGCCTAGGGTTCCAGGTTATACATCTACCACGACTTATGTCGGGGCGATGTTTCCCTATAACCCAACCAAAATGTCGTACCCCTCGGGTTCTACTTCTAGTGTTTCAACACTAGACACCCTTGGAGCTACGGCCGTTGCTAGGTGCAAACCTACCAACGCTGCTGCGGACCTCTCAGTCATGCTCGGAGAGCTCTTCAGTGAGGGTTTACCCAAACTGATTGGAGCTTCTTCGGGACTCTGGAAGGATAAGACTCGCTCAGCGCGTAAAGCGACTGGTGACGAGTATCTTAACCTCCAGTATGGCTGGGTACCTATTGCCAACGACATGAGCTCTTTAGCTTATGCCATTTATGCCGCTGATACTATTCTACGACAGTATGAGCGGGATTCTGGCAGTGTGGTACGCCGCAAGTATGACTTTCCATCAGATAACAGTTCGAGTTTCACTCAATTGGATACCTTCACTACCCCTTATATTCTAGGGGGCGTGAGTGGTAATCTTCTTGATGGAACATCGTCTGCCCGGGGGCAGGTCTGGCGAGAGGATTCTTACTCTCGTCGGCAGTGGTTTTCCGGAGCTTTTACGTACTATCTTCCAGATTCCTATTCTAGGAATTCGGAGATGGCGCGCATCGCTTTAGAAGCGAAAAAGCTCTTAGGCTTATCACTGACTCCAGAAACTGTCTGGAACCTAACTCCGTGGAGCTGGATGGTCGATTGGTTTGCAAATGTCGGAGACGTTCTTTCGAACTTATCTGACACACTAACCGACCGTCTGGTTATGAGGTATGGGTACATGATGGAACACACTGTGAACCGTCGTACCTATTACTTCACTGGCCCTACTGGTGCGAAAACCAGAGGTGCCAGGCCGTTGCCTGTTAACTTCGTTGTAGAATCGAAGGTTAGGCAGCAGGCTAACCCCTATGGGTTCGGGCTGAACTGGAACGGTTTGTCTAAGTTCCAGCTGTCCATACTTGGAGCCTTGGGTATAACCCGGGGCAAAAAGTGATGTACTATACAGCGTTTAAACGCCAATGGGGGTCTAACCGGGCCCCTAGGAGTGATGCCCATGTCGTTCACCGATCCGCAAACCGTTACCATCTCGGCGGTCACGACTCCGTTGCCACGCGTAAGCGTTGGCGACGACGAGTCGGAGTACCAAAGCGGTGACGGTCTCATCCGACTGTCCGCCTCCCATAACTATGGGAAGCGCATCAGAAGGATGGTGCGAATCGACACTACGAAGGTCTCCGCAGATCCGTTCAAGCCGACTCAGAATGTCAAACTTTCGATGAGTAACTACATCGTGTTTGACCTTCCCGAGGCCGGCTATACGGCTGCGGAGGCATTGGCAGTCTGGATTGGGTTCAAGACCCAACTGGCTGCCTCTTCGGACGCCCTGATCGTTAAGCTGCTTGGTGGGGAGTCTTAACAGGCTCTTTCCAACAGAACAGCGAAAGGAGGCGCTGCTATCGATAATCGATCTCAAAGAGACCTCGCCGAAAGGCGAGGCTCTGAGAGTCGACCACGTCCTGTCCGTGGGGTAAGACCCTACGGCAGACGGCGTACTGATACAGAGCCATGGTCCTCAATCAAGAAATTGATTGTTGCGACTATGGTCCTTTTTATCAATGCGCTCGTAATAGCGGGTGAATCACTTCTATTGGCCCCTCATGGGTGCTTCTAGAAGTGATGTGAACTACACTAATGTCTTCGTGGTGTATAAGCCTCCCTACTCTCACGAGAGGGCACTTATACAGATCACGATCCGTCCTGGACTTGTTCAGGACGATCTCGAGCATATAGCTCTGCAGAATGTTCTGGCTGCTGTAAAGCAGTTACAGAAAGCTGCATTGTAACGTGTCGAGATGCATTAGCGAAGGGCATCTGTCTGTTAATAAACAACTGGGTCTATCCCAGAAAGGTCGCATGTAATGAATATGCAATCCACTGGGCTAGATCAGCCCACGCTGGAAAGGATCGAGGCGGTGTCGGAATCGAAGATTCCGACTATCATCTCGTCCCTTGAGTGCCGGTTTAACGACCGGATCACTCGGGACCCCAGGGCGCTCCACATCCTGTTTGACTACATGGGTGTGGGCTCCCGCGGGTACCTCCTGGGGTGGGTCCTTGCGCTACAATCGATCGGGGAGTTTCTCCCCGAGGATCTCGCGTAAGGATTTACTAACAGGTAGGTGCTTGTCTTGACGATTGGGCTACGGATCGCCAACCCCTTGATAAAAGGAGGTAGCGTGAAAAGCCTTACGTCACTCTGGTCCTGCACAGCTAATGAAATGGCTGTGCGATGCTGCACTAGCGCCACTCTCGACATAAAAACTGTCGAGAGTCGGTTCGAACACGAGGGGTTATGGTTTTTGGCCGTAACCCTGGCGAACTTTGGCAAAGCTACCAAAAAGTGGCTGAACCAAGGTTTCGTCGTCCCTTCGGACGTTCCAAGCTTCAAAGTGAAGCCTGGGCGTCGTACTGGTCTCCCCGAATTTCTTGGGGGTTTCCTTGGACGTGTGTTCGATCCAGTAAGTGGCACATTATTGACCAATCCGGACATTGAAGCAATCTATGCTATCAATCAGTTAACTCTGATGTTTAGCAAGATCGCTCTCCCAGAGGATCCCCGAGAGGGGTACCCTCTTACAGGTGGCCGCCGTAAGGTGGTCTCTGTAAAACGAGAGCGTAAAGCGATGTCCGATTTTGTTCAATGTGAGCATGATGTTAAGGCAGCAGATGCTCGCTTAGATCCTTCCTTTTTGGAAGATTTTAAGCGCATGTCTGCTATGCTATTTGGTGACTTGTTTGCCAAAGTAGATAGAGATATCTACTGGGACAGACTTGTTCCCAAGCATGGTCCGGGCGCTGTTGCTGATAACCTTACCAGTAATGGTAAGTGGAATCAGCAAACCTGGACCGCGAGACTTCAGTCGGTTTTACCGGCTGAATCTTTCCTTATCCCAAATGTCAGCTTCAATGCTGAACTTAAGGATAAGCTTAACATCGTCGAACCCGGTTCGGAGATACCCGTTAGGGTTATCACCGTTCCAAAAACGATTAAAACACCACGTATTATTGCGATTGAACCAACTGCCATGCAATTTGCACAGCAGGCAATTCTTCGCAGTATTCGTGACTCTCTTCTTGAGGATAGTTTCCTCACGAGGGTCATCGGAATCGACGATCAAGAACCTAATCGGTTCTTAGCTCGTTCTGGATCACTCAGCGGTGATCTAGCAACACTCGATTTGAGTGAGGCTTCCGATCGTGTTTCATTTCAGCATGTACGGGCAATGCTATCCGACTTCCCCATGTTGCTTGGGGCTGTCGATGCTAGCAGGTCCCGGAAGGCTGACGTACCTGGCCATGGCGTTATACGCTTAGCTAAGTACGCGTCTATGGGTTCAGCTCTCTGCTTCCCCTTTGAAGCAATGGTCTTCTTGACCGTTATTTTCTTAGGGATCGAGCGGGAGCTTAATGTCCCACTGTCTAAGAGATCGCTTGTCAGGCGTTTCTCGAAGCAGGTGCGTGTCTTTGGGGATGATTTAATTGTCCCCAGAGATTTTGTGCTGTCCGTCTGCGATGAACTTGAGCTTTTTGGCTTCAAAGTTAACATCGACAAGTCTTTCTGGACCGGAAGGTACAGAGAGTCTTGTGGACGGGAGTATTACGACGGCTTTGACGTTTCTATTGTCAAAGTTAATCGTGTACTTCCGACGAGACGGCAGGACGCTGATGGTGTTTTGGCAGCTGTCGCTTTCCGGAACCAATGTTATTGGTCCGGTCTTTGGCAGACTGCCGCATGGATGGATGACTATTTGGGAAAGTTGTTAAAACACTTTCCTAATGTAGCTCCAACCTCACCATTGTTGGGCAGGGAGACAGCTCTGGGCTATCAGTTCCAGAGACTAGATCCATACACGCATAGCCCCCTAACTAAGGGTTATTACGTGCGTGCCAAACCTCCTCGAGATCTTCTCGAGGGGACTGGTGCCCTACACAAATGCCTCATGCGCCGACCCCCCTCGACCTTTCCATTAAGAAAGGACGATATTGGTGGTCCGCTCATCGACGTTGCCAACGTCGGTGATGAGTCACATTTGGAACGTTCTGGACGTCCCAAGCGCGTCAGCATCATGCTTGGATGGAAGCAGCCTTTTTAGGCTGCTGGGGTTTTATTAACCTCGGGGGAGAGATTCACATCTCTCCACCTCCTTTTGACCAGACGTTAGTCTGATCACTTGGAGTGGGTTTCCGCTCCGGTTCAGCTGCACCTTTTTGGTGCTGCTTCCGTTTCGGACGCCTTGGGAGATGCATGTGGCAG